TAATCACATTTGACCAACCTCCAATATAATGAGCATGATTACCCATGTATTCAGGGGCCTTAATACCGAACTGGGCAGCCATCTGGTCCGAATAATCCTTACTAGAGAACTGGACTACTTCTTTCCAACGCTGGAGGTATTCCGTTGCGCGGATTGAGAGAGCGGAAAGGTCAGTGTTAATACCTAAAGAAACAGCAGATTTCAGGGAAGAAGTCATAGAAACCTCATTAGTATCATTACCAGAAGCGCGTAAATAATTATTCCCAGAACCAGTCAAAACAGGGACAATACGACGAGAAGAAAGGTCTTGATTAAAGGGAGGCAAAACAGCTACCGAACCATACTGACTATTCGGAAGCATACCCATAAAGTAATCTTTCGGATAATTTGAATAACGGAGCTGAAGCATCTCAGGAGCGAGAATCAATTGAGATTTACCATCCCAATAATCTACATTATATGCATAAGCCAAGTGTTTTTCCCATTGAGATTCAGAGAAGAAATCATAATAGATTTTCTGATAAGTCAACAGCGGAAGAAGGTTTACAACCTGACTCTGTTGATAAACTAAAGGGTTAGAAGTATCGGCAACTTTATCTAGACCTAAATAGGCTTTGGTAATAACGGATTTCGCAGTGTTTGAAGGTGAAAGAAAAGAACCATATCCAAGCATATCTAATATCTTAGAAGCACCATAGACATAAGGCAAGCCAGCGTCATCAAGAACGTCATTACCATTAATCGTTTGAAGACTTAGCGATAACGAGGCCAACGTTGTATTCGGTACAGAAGTCAACATTTCGGTATTAGCAGTATTACTAGCAGCAGACGTCATATAATCCGTCATCTGAGTAAACGCCTGAGGAAGCGCACGAGAAATCAAGCGTAACGGCACAGCGTAAAAGTCATAATATTCCTTAATACGAGTATAAGCAGCCGTATTGACGGGAACAGTACGAGTAAACCAATCAGAAGAAATACGATACTTGGTACTAGGAATAGCAATCTGCCAGTAACAAGGAAGAATCTCTCCAACTTTTGCCGTAAATAGTTTTTTACTAGACAAGTCAAAGGAAGAGCGATGCACGGCAACTTTCGCTCGGTCTAGTGGGTTAAAATCACTCATAATCAATTAATTTAAATTAAACCATACGGTTAAATATATTATTTGCATCATTAAGCTTTTTATGCTTAATCATATCACGGCAGTATTTCGATGAACGGATATCCAAACATTTTTGTAAGTCGTCGCACAAATCGTTGTAATTTGCAGGTTGTGAAGCTTTAAAGGATGGTCCGACCAAACGAGAAAGAGCTGGGGAAAGAGATAATTTTCGGGGGTCATCAAAATGTAAGAAAACAGGCTTGATTCCTGCCATTCTGTCCCGAATAGTGTACGTGGAAAATGTTCCATCTTTTTCCTCCTTAACGGTCGACACTTCACATCCTGAGGTTGGTAAGTAAAAATATCGCAATAAAGGGAATTCACATGCCTCCTGTATTCGCAACGAATCACACATTCGTACATAGTCCGCTTTTTTCTCATACTCTATACCTGTTTTGATGATAAAAGTAATACGATTGGCATAAGAATCAAGATTACCACCGATGGGAGGCAAATGCCAATTCCTAAGGAACTTACTGACATAAAGGAATAGCCGATATAACTTAGTAATATAAGATTCAATATCGACATCAGAAGAACTGTTACAGAGCCTAGTAAGACACCGAGCATTGTGTAATACAATTTCATCTTCATTGGTTAAGCAATGATTTAATGTAATATATCGATAATAAGCACGAACAATAGAAAGGATAGAATCGGAACCATAATCTATAATACCGAATCTTGCAATTCTTTTTGGCGCATCTGCGACAGCTCTAATAATTCTAGCAATCGCAATAGCATCATCATAGCGAGCACTTGAGAATCGGGGTAATAAGGTACGGATATACGACATGGGGGGAGTTGATTTAACAATAATCCCGTCGAAGTTATAGACTCGTCCATTAATGACAGAATCGATTTTTTTTTCAATCGCGTAATAAACGTCTTCACCTTCCTCAAAAATCTCGCCTTTTTCAAAAAATCCAAGAGACGCTCTCTGTCGGGGCTTAAATGCGCAGCATGAGCGATATAATAAGGGAGCAGAGCAAAGGCTGTTAACGTAACTCGCAACGTACGATGCAGCTCCACCGCGGGCAATCTGGAAATCTGAACGACCGAGTTTCCAACTCTTATCATGGCACTGTCGTAATACCTCTGAGATTTCTTTCGAGTCTGTGAATAATAAGATATGATAATGCGGGCGGAAATGGACTGGTCCGTATTCACCCACAGCGTAGAAGTGTAACGTTTCATAAGAACCTAAAGATGTTTTTAAATGTTTACGCAATCGTTTAATATAGTTCTGAACATCAACATAATTCAGGAAGGGTATAAGGTTACCAAGACCATATTGTTTAGCAGCGGGATATACCGAGTTGTCAACGGCCTGCGTTTTACGGATAAAACTACGAATAGCATCCATACTAAGAAACCAATTATCCTTAACAGGAACATATTTCTTAAGTTCACGGTCAAACGGCACTGTGCCTTGAACTTGCGTGAAGAATATATGACGTAAGAGGGAAGAATCCTCAGGTTGACACTCAGAAACAGGGATATAAGAGTGGCGTTCATAACCAAAAACTTTATCTCCTGAAATACTTAAAGCATCTTCATACTCACTATGATAAACCTCACAATTCATCAAAGGAATATGCTCATTATCATAAGTAAGCGTCACAAAATAAGAATACTTAAAAGCACTTCCTGCGGTCTTCACACGAATGGACGCTTTTTGAGCACGCTTATGAATACAGTAATCGCATTGTCCGCAATCTACAGCAATGCGCTGACTTGTGTAACGATTAGTTATAAAAGAGCGATGCTGGCAATGGTCAGCAGCTTTAAGTAAATCAGGAGAATATGTCATAAATATAATCTTTTATCAATCACTTGGTGACGATTACGCGGACCAAATGAAATATGAATAAAATTATCATAAATAATAAGTTGGTCAAAAGGAGAAAGACGGTCAGAATAATCATGAATCATCTCAAGCAACTTATTAAAACTGGTAGAACCATAAGGCTTGATATCGATAGCTTCACCCATCAGATGTTGAGAATTAGGAGCACCATTACAAACCTTATTCTGTTCGGGAGTGCGACGTGCACTAGTTACTGTAAAATGAGTATTAGAAAGCAACAAATACTCAAGAAAACACATAAGAGACTTATTCATAAACCGATAGAGTTTAGAATATAACCAAGAGCCGCACTAACAGCTCCAATAATAATCTTCCAAATATTATTACTTTTCATCAGATTGAGATTTAAGTTCAACGAAATTATTTTCTTCTTTAATTGAATCCACAATAACAATAAGACCCAACGGAGAAACTCGCTCAGAATAATCTCCAAGACCATCCAGAGAATTGACAATATAAGGCGGCATAACATCACGACCACTTTGTTTTTCTTTCAAGGAAATAATGAATTTCTGCATAATTGTAAAATTTAAACTGTTAATAATTTAATGAGTTGGTTTCTACGGGGGCAAAGAAAAGCATTATTTTCGAATAAACAAAAATATTTCGGAGTTTTTTATTCTACGGTTAGGGTGTGAGTTGTACGTTTATAGACGAGAAGGGGGAGAATCCGAGAGGATAACTCGGATTTGCTTCGCACACAACTAGGGGCTTCGCTTAATTAACAAGTGGATGTATACAGAGGTGTATAGGCACGGCAGGTCAGATAGAACCTGCCTTTGCGCGCCTTCGCGCTAAAATACCGAAGCGGAACGCTTCTCTAAGGAAGTCGCTCCGCTCCATTTTTCGACCAGGCCCTACGCGGGCGGCGGGTGTATATCGCTCAAACGCCGCGATGGGCTTTTAGTTTACATACCATTATACATACCATTATAGATTGTAGTATTACGAGGACCGTAATCATTACGAAAGATTTGAGCACCAGGACGCATAGACCCAATTACATTACCAACACCAGAAGCTATAGAACTAAGTCCATGCGCGACAGATTCCCAATAATGGGTACGACCTTGTTTCCGAGCTAAATCAGCACCATATTCATACATTTTTTGTCTAGCCTTACCTGTATTATACTCAATATGCTTACGTAATTTAACATTAGCGGAATCATAAGCCGCATCACGATATTGTAATTGGTAAGCAGCGTTCGCAGCCTTAATCAAAGAATCGGCAGTATCTTCAGCAATCTTATTAGAAATCTTTTGACCAGAAGCCTGAGCAGCCGTTAATACAGCACGTTGGATTTCAGTCTGAATCTGTTTCTCCGTAAGAGCACCATTCAATTGAAGATTAACCAAAGTCTGACCTTTTAAAAATAAGTCAGCTTGCTGTTGCTGGTCAATATAACGGTTTAATATACGTTGAGCATCAGAATTCAAAAGAATCTGAGTTTCTTGAGCAGCAGACAATCGTTCAGCAAACTGAAGATTCTTTAATTCTTGAGCCTCTGTAGATTGGTCCAAAGCAGCGGATATACGACCAGTCTCTTTATTCCAATAGCCAGACTCACCAATAGCCAGATTCTTCCAATTTGTCAGACCTTTATAATAATTAGCAATTTGAGGAGTAATAGCATCAATATTATTAGATTCTGATTGTGCTTTTTTCGCTTGGGCAAGAGAAGCCAAAGAATTAAAGATATTGGAAAAATTAGGCCTAAAAGCCTGCATAGATGGAACAGGAGCAGCAGAAGCGGCAGCACCACCAGAGGCGGGAGCTCTAGAGCCAGCCATAGCGGCAGAACCTTGAGTAAACGGATTCAAACCACGGGCAATCATAGCATCCGGAGAATTGTAATCATTATTCATATTCCACATACGTTCTTGCCAATCACGCTGTAACTGAGATTGTTCGGCATTGAACGCATTTTGCTCTCGCATCATACGTTGGTTAACCTTATTCTGATGGTTCTGGTTAACCATGCCTATCACATTATCAGTAAGATTACCGACAGTAGAAGCAATCGCATCAAATAAACCCATTAAGCACTAGGTGCAGGGGCGGACGCATCAGGAGCGGGCACTGCACTTTGCTCTGCCAACATAGACTTAGCGAACTCAGTCAATTCTGAATGTTGAGAAGCTAACTCAGATAATACAGCCTGACGTTCAGACATTGTTTGGCAATGGCGCGAGATAACGCAAGCAAAACGTTCATCATCTGTCATGCCGTCCATCACAGCAGACTGCGTAGGATGCATCTGGGCAAGGATGTTATTGACGTTCATGTCGCCAAGCAAACGACGATACTTTTCTTGATTCAGAAGAATCTGAGTCATATCACACTGAATCAGGTCACCATCAGGAGTCTCATCATACATAACAGGGTCATACACAGAAGCCTGATAACAAGGATTACCTTCCTTTAACTCAGGAACACACGAATTCTTCTCAAAATTCTCATTTTTATACGCAAAACTTCTCATAATCAATACATTAATAAGGTAAACCATTTCTATCCAAGTTCTGAACAGCATAAACTTGAAAATTAATATTACATAACAACTGGTCAAATGCGACAGAACAGTTCTGACCTGAAACTTGAGGTTCAAAAATAGAGTTCAATTGCTGAGGACGAACTTTCATTGACTGATAAGACCAAGAACCAGAAGAGGTCAGAACATCCCAACCATCAATAGGAGCAGACCAAGACTGATACGCCATACCAGAACGAAACGCAGCATGAACAGTATCAATATTAGACTTCCATTGCCAGTACCGAAGATTATAACCAAGAGGACCAGAAACGACACGAGACGGATTATTCTGCAAGTTTAAAGCAGGGACAGGCTGCATACCTAATTGGTCAAACGCAGGTTGAGGAAAATCAGTAATAGACGTAACAGTCAACTGAGGATTCTGACCAGTAAGATTCCAATCGACCATAGGAACAGCATGATATACACACATAATCACTTGATGTTCAACACCACAATCATAAGTTAGCGTATGACCAGACTGAGAACCTACACCTTTACCAGCGATTACGGCTTGAGAACCGTCCGCTTCCAAATTGGTATTCAAAACTTCGTTGATATTAATCACATTTGACCAACCTCCAATATAATGAGCATGATTACCCATGTATTCAGGGGCCTTAATACCGAACTGGGCA